TAAAAGAGTAAACATTATGAACCAAGATTATCAAGAGTACCTACATAATAGGATAGAAGCTTTAGAGAATAGAGTGGCTTTTTTAGAAGCACAATTAGAAATCAGTAAACAAATATTTAAAACAATAGAAAAATGAACAAAGACAAATTAATTGAGTTGTACAAAAAGTACGGATTAACAAAAGATGATGTATTTAAGCATCAGCACTATGTTATTATTACAAGACAAGGTATTGACAAGATACAAGCAGTAGAACAGATGAGCGTAACCTATGAAGTAATAAGATGTGAGCCTAACTTTTCAGTATTTAAAGCAAGTGCTGAAAAAGATGGTAAGAAAATAGAAACCTTTGGTTCTGCATTAAAAGGAGAGGGTTACAAAGATGGTAACACAAACTCTTGGTATGTAGCCGAAATGGCAGAGAAAAGAGCAATGTCAAGAGCAGTTCTTAAATTAACTGGATTCTATGAACTTGGAGTATTTGGAGAAGATGAATCAGAATCATTTAAAAAATAAATTAAATAAGTATATTAACCTAAATTAAAATAGAATTATTATGAGTGCAATTATTAATTACAGTATCAGAGTAGACAAATTACCAAAGGAAAAATTTGTAGCAGGAAAAGATGGAGCGGTTTATTTAAACCTAACAATGTCGGTAAACGATGAAACAAGGTTTGGTAACAACGCTTCAATTTATGTAAGTCAAACCAAAGAAGAAAACGAAGCTAAAAAACAAAGAAGCTACGTTGGAAATGGGAAAGTTGTTTGGAATAATGGGTGTATTGTAAACGCTGAAAAAGAAGTAAAAGAAGCGTTACAAGAGGAAGTTGTAAGCGACTTACCATTTTAAAAATTATAGGGTAGTGTAAAAGCTACCCTTTTTTTTTATATATTAGACAAAAATTAATGACACAAAATAATTTAAATGACAGAACAGATTTCAGAGGAAAAGACCATAGAGAATATGGAAATGGAACTTATTGAACAGGAGTGTAGTGTATCAACTGATGATATTTTAGAATACCCACCAACTGCTATAAGTTTAGGAGAAAAAACAATACAAACAAAAAACGGAGATATAAATATACCAATAGCAATAGGAACGTATGGAAATTTTAGTTTTGTACAAGCACCACCAAAAACAAAGAAAACATTTTTTATATCATTATTAGCAAGTGTTTATTTAAGCGGTCAGAATAATTTTGGCGGAGATATAAAAGGGCATAGAGATGGAAGGTGTTTAATTCATTTTGATACAGAGCAAGGTCATTGGCACTCGCAAAGGGTTTTTAAAAGAGTAGAGGATATGGCAGCTACAACAGATTTAGGTTGTTATAAAACTTATGCCTTAAGAACAATAAATTATAAAACAAGAATTAAATTTATAGAATATATATTAGAACAAAACAAGGGTAACAATGGACTTGTGGTAATAGATGGTATTGCTGACCTTGTAAGCGATGTAAATAATTTAGAAGAATCAAACCTTTGTGTGCAGAAAATAATGGAATTATCAGCTAAATATGATTGTCATATAATTACTGTTATACATAGTAATTATGGAACAGATAAAGCGACTGGGCATTTAGGTAGCTTTCTTTATAAAAAATGTGAAACTGCAATTAGTTTAGAAGCAAATACAGTACACCCAGATAATGTTACCGCAATATGTAAAATCAGCAGAGGATATGCTTTTGATACATTTAGCTTTAGTATAAACAGATTTGGATTGCCTTTTGTAGTAGGAAATATATATGACCCATTAAAAGATTTTATAACAAACCAACCAAAACATAAAGAAATACCATTTTAAAATGTCAAACTTAATCGAACAAGCATCAAAAAAACATCAAACTTGGATTAACATAGTAAACTCCTTTGGATGTCCTAAAAATATTTCAGAGGACATAGTACAAGAGATGTACATTTATTTGATTAGGTATGAAAAAGAGGGAAAGAATATTTGGTATGAAGATGGGGAGATTAATTACTATTATGTATTTAAACAATTACGTGGCATTTATGTTTCTTTTTTAAGAAGTAATAAGAAGATTACAAAAGTAAGTTTAGATGAAATAGATAAACAGTTTGAAGAAGTAGACCCATTAGAATATGAAGAACAATACGAGGAGTTTCTAAATGGTTATTTAAGGGCAGTAGATGATGTTTATTGGTATGACAAGAAAGTATTTGAATTGATAGCAAAGGGAAAGAGTGTAGCTGAATTAAGTAGAGAAACAAAGATAGGTTACTATTCTCTTTACAATACATACAACAAGGTAAAGAACAAATTAAAAGATGAATTATTGTGAAAATAAAGATAGAGAAAGTGATGAGGCTAAATTAAGATATTATTTAGATAATATAAAAGAAGAAACTTTTGAAATTGTTGATAATAGAAATATTCCATTAAACAGTAGTAAAGTTAAAATAGCTAATTTTAAAGATAATTTTATGAGAACACAAATGGAATACAATGGAAGTGGAACAATTAAACCTTTTAAAGTTATCACAGTTGAAGAAAATATAGAAAGTAAAATAATTAAAAGAGAATAATTATGATTTTAAATATACCTTATAATTTGAAATTAGAATGTTGGGATTATTTATCTGAAAATAATATGGGCAATAGACATTCTGCAAATGGAAACAAAGAACAACAGTTTGTCGGTTTGATTGGGGAGGTATTAACAAAAAGTATTTTTGATTTAAAGCATAAATATATAAATGGTTTTGATGGAGGTTTTGATTTAGAATACAAAGGCAAGAAGATTGATGTTAAAACAATGGGAAGAACAGTAAATATGAAACCTTACTTTGTACATAATTTTATTGGATTTCAAAAGGACTTTGATTGTGATATTTATATTTTTAATAGTTTGAATAAAAAAACAAATAATTTAGAAATATGTGGTTGGGTTACTAAAGATGAATTAATAAATAAATCATCTTTTTATAAAAAGGGAGATGTAAGAAATAGAGATAATGGTACTTGTTTTGAAATGAAAGCAGATACTTACGAAATAGAAAATAGATTGTTAAACAAAATAAATTTACTATTATGAAACTCGGAAACTTTATAGAACTGATTACAACTTATACAGGAATTAAATGGATTGTTAAAAAGGTAGCTGACTATTTAGGTTATGAATCCTGCGGATGTGATAAGCGTAGAGATGATTTAAACGATATAGAACTTTGGTAAATTATGTACAGGAAGAAACTAACACAGAAGCTACAACAGTTAATAGATAAACTGCCAGTAGGTAATAAAAAAAAAAGAAGTTAAAGAAGATTTATTGCAATTAAAATTAAGCAATACTGACTACCATTATATAATGTTAGCTAATAAATATAAAGAATTATGACTGAACAAGACAAAATTATTTGGATAGATTTTAAAGCAAATGTAACAAACAAATTAACCCCAGAGTATAGGAAAATTTTATGTACATTACACGCAAATTATTATAACCATAAATATTCAGAACCTTGTACTTGTAACGGTAAGATTTACAAGATGTGGATAGCTGACATAGATAGAATATATGATAAACAAAATTCATAAGTTAGAACAAACAATAGTACAAATATTAAACCTTGACGGTTGGAAACTTAAATGGACTGGGGAGGGTTCTGAAAGTTGGGATGCAGAGGGATTAACTCCTAAAGGAAAAGAATGTGTTATTGAAATGAAGTTTAGAAATAAACACTATGATACCAAGATGCTTGAAAAGTTTAAATACGATAAACTTATTAATACTGGTAAAGTTGCTCTATACTTTGTAAATGACCCAAAGGCAAACTATTTGTTTTGGTTGAATGATATTGAATTGCCAAAGCCAGTAAATAAGTATTGCCCAGAGACTACAATGTGGGGAAATAAGAAAGTTTTAAAACCTTGTTATTTGCTCGAAGAAGATAAAGCAGTATTGATAAATAAAAATAATTGAAAAAAAGTTATTAAAAATTTTGTTTATAAATAAATAAGTTTTATATTTGTAGGGTAGTTAGGAAATAACCTCTACACTAAAAGACAAAATATTATGACAGATTTAAAAGCAATACACAAGATTAAAAATTTATTAATAGAAGCCAAACATACTTCTTATGGTAT